TTTTGATGTCCATGTAATTCCATGTGGCAGTTAGCACAAAGGACAATACACTTCTTGATCTCATCAAATATCTTTTTAAGTCCGAATCCATTACTAATCATATTGCCAACATTGGCTTCCTTCGTATGGTCGTGATGATGGAATTGTAATGCCCAAGTAGAAAACTTTTTACCTCTTGATTTCTGAGAGTAGCCACAACTTCCACAACTCAGTTGTTCTTTGTACTCCCTCACCTTTCTAGCCTTCTCCATTCTCCCGTTAGGTGTTTTCTTTTTGTGATCCCAATAGCATCCATGTTTTGTGCAGTAGTATCTTCTGTATGGATTGCCCGACTTGTCAAACATACCCGTTTTAGCAAACTCGGATAAATCCATACTGACATTACACCCCTTACACGTTCTTGTTTCTGTCATCCTACACCTCCTTAATAATGTACATCTGCGGGTACTACAAAAACCTTCTGATCTTGCAGGTTCTTAGCATCCCATTTGTTTAGTACATTGTTTAAATGACTCCTAGACTTTATCCCTTCGCCATCGCTATCATACATCCACACTCCTGAACCTCGGTAGTCTCCTACAGATTTATAATGGTACTGAAGATGACTATCTTTCAGAGATTGTATGATTTCTAGGTCGCTCTTATTTTCTGTAATCTTCCGTATTTCCTGTAAGTGATACCTCATATCCCTTAATGTATTTCTCCATCCATCTACCACCAATTTACGCCCTTCTGCGGTGCTTATCTCTGACACTGGTTTTAATCTATCACCCCAGTACGAAGTACCCCCATTATCAAAAGTATCGTAGTAGTCAAAAGGGTATTGTCCTTCGCATAGGTAGTCCATGTTATTTCTAGCTTTGGAAATCGCCTCACTTCCAGAATTAGCGTAGACTATGTTTCTTATTATCATGTGCATTACTCTTCCTCCTCATCATGTATCTCATCCCACAAATGTTCAGCTACCTCATGGAAATTGACCTCTTTTATATAACTATTTACGGCATCGTTTACAAAACCATGTGTATATTCATACGAACTCAATACATCATCAGCCATATCCATTGCCCACTCTTTAAGGTCTTTAGACAACTCATACTTATTTATAGAATCCTTTGTAAGTTCTAAAGCGTGTCTATAATCTCCCTCGTTGTTTGTGATCCACAAATTAAAATTCCAAGTTTCATAATTTGTCCATCCATTATATTTATTACTCATTGTATTACTGCTCCTTTTATTGTTTGTTTACTTATTATACTACACTATTTGTTAAATGTTCCAAATTACTTTTTAATTCTTTTATATCGTTCTTAAATCCTTTTAAAGTTTCTTTTTCATCTAACTTCAACACACCATTTTTATTCTTTTTAAAAATTAGTGTTACCTCAAAATCCTCTGTTACTGTGTAATATGTTTCCTTCATATTTTCTCCTAAAGGGGATGCATTACACACCCCCTTTAATTTCTGTAAGTTAGTTTGTTTTCTGTACTTTGTATCCGTACTCAGAACCCACATAATTTATGTGCTTTGATGTAGTTACAGACCACCATCCGAGCGGTGTAATTGTTCTGTTTTTGTGGTCTATCTCTGCCACTCTTGTTTCATAGCTATATACTGCATCGTCTGTGGCTCTTAGGTTTTGCTTATATTTGTCAAATGTTCTCATGTTTTATAGTCCTTTTTTTAGTTGGTTTACTTGCCAATCAATTTGGTTTTGAAATTCTGTCTTTTGTGAATCCTCTGCAACTCTTGTAAGTGTTGCAATTAATGAGGGCATGTCTTCAAGTAGAAAAAATAATTTTGCATCACGTTTTCTAGAAGGTTCTTTTATTGCATTTTCGACTCTGCCAATACTTACTATGTTTTTTCCTTCGTCTGTGTTTTGACATACCTCCATTTCTTGCCATGAAGACAACCCCTCACCATCCCAACAACGAGCCTTTACAGGTTTTCGATTACTTCCAAAACCTGATCTGATTTTTGTTTTACATAACTGTTCCATTTTTTACTCCATTTTTTTGTTTTGTTACTTGTTATACTCTCCGAGTTGCGGAAAGTTTCAAACTTTTTTTTTATTTATTAAATTCCTCTAATCTTTTCCACAACTTCCAATAAAAATAATCTCCTTTGATGCCGTAATTATCACCAATTACTTCTAATATTTTTTTCATTTCTTCTATTTTCTTTTGGTTGTCCATCTCAAAAACTCCTAATTAATTGTTATATATACTATACGCCTATTATTTAAAAAGGTTCCAAAATAATTAAAAAAAAATTAAATCTTTTTTGGGGGGATGTGTAAGGGGGATGTGGTATATAAATTAGCTTATATAATATAGTATAATTAACGGAAGTATGTAACTTACATATATACTCACATATTACAGAACTTAGGCGAATTACCTACCTACGTGCACACTATATAATAAAAATAAACTACCAACGTGCACAAAGTTATAAAAAAACTACTTACGTGCACAATCTACCTACGTGCACAGAAATATAAAAAAATATAAAAATAAAAAAAAATACAAAAAAAGAGCAGTTTTACATCATGCTCAGGATGTTTTGTGTTATGACTGGAACATATCAGTTTGTCTAGGGTCTACAACATCACCTTCATAGGTATCTGTTGCATATTGTAGAAGACCGTCAACTACTATTGTGTTGTTGCTAAAGTTAGCATTAGTCAGTCTTCTAGGGTTTTTACGGTCAGGATGCCATAAGACATTAGTTCCTGCATTTAGTAAACCCCAAGCTGTATAGTCTTTATCAACATAGTACTTATCCATAAGTTGCCCAAACTGTTGTGTAGGTAACTTATCCAAGTATTTTTCTCTGATTAAAGCTATATCTGTATTGTCAACTGGTTTCTGTAACTTACCGCAATTCTGTACAAAAGCGTTTAGCTGAGACTGAGCCGATCCCCTGAGAATAGAGGTTGCTCTAATAATCTGATCTTGCCAGTTAAAACTACCTTGACCTCTATGTTCAAACGTACATCCGAATCCATATTTATTAGATGTCATACCATTTTCACATACCAGTCTTTGAAAGTAGAATCTGATTCCCGCTCTAGTACTACCATTGTAAGAATTGATAATCTCAGCAACTAGCCTGATAGTATCCCCAACTACTGGGACATGTCCTTCAATGGTATTGTCAGCATAGTATATATCTCTGAAAATACCCTTATTATTAAAGAACCTATAATGATGTGAGAATTGAATATCTGATGGGCCTAATATCTCGCCCACGCAAACATCTACTAATTCTCTATTATGTATAAGTTCATAACTTGCTGATACATTACCAGCTAGTAGTTTATTTTCATCACCTAATCTAATTCCATAAACCATAGGATTCTGAGAACCATCTTGAAAATACACTGGCTCTTTATGAACTGGTGTATCCCAAGCAAGACCATTACCATAGGTAATATCATTGGATTCTGTAACTTGATTAGATTCTGTAACTGGTACTAAGTCAGTAATGTTATTAAGATCATGTAATTGCATTTTAATACTCCATTTTATTTTAGATTGATAATTAATTAATAGGTTACTACATAGTACATTGTTCATTATGTAGCGACTACTGACTCTGGTATTTCACGCATTGACCAGATAGTTTACGGTCAGTAATCAATTCGTATAATTGTCAAAAAACATAAGACATCAAATGTCAATGTCTTTGACTATTATACGTTCCACGAATTAAAAAAGTTCCATAATATTTAAAGTTTTTTAAAAAAAATTTGCGGCGTATAATATAACTGGCTTAAGTCAATTTGGTTTTTCTAACACAATAATTCTAACCTAGAAACGGATTAGGGGGGCGGTCGTGTGCAAAAAAAGAGAAACACACATACTATTATTTTTTTTTAAAATTTTTGGAAGTTTTCCCCAAAGGCGGTACTACAAATACAAAGGCGGTACTATATATACTATATTACTATTTACTACTTACTATAATTACTATATATTACTATATATACTATATTACTATATATATATTATATATATATTATATATACTATATACTATATATACTACTATACTATATATACTATAGTACTATTATAAATAACCAACCGCAAACTAAACTAGGATAATTAAATATATATTATATCAAACATAGTAGTCAAGTTTTTATTAAATTAAATCATGTCAGAATACAAAACATTATACCAAAAAGCTTTATCTGGTGACTTCGAGATTGGTAACGTTTATGAAAACTTAGAGCGTTGCCGTGAGATATCCGCAGAACTAAAGCTTATGGATGTTATAGACCCTAACTCCAAGCAAATAGGTTTAATATCCGAATTGTTGTACCGCATGAAAAATATGCCGGAACTACAGATATTAGACGTGAACCTGTTTACAGACGAAGAGCCTAATTAGTTGGCATTAAGCCGTACTATTAAAGGCGTTAAGCATTTTGCTTACGAATCTGAATTGGAGTTTCGTACTGCACATCCTAACACACCTCTAATTACAGACTGGAAAAAAGCAGAGGAAGGGGACTGGTGTCTTGCAGATGATGGTAAGATAGTGCAAGTACTTAAAAAAGGTTCTTTTGCTTACAAGAAAAAGAAAAAAACTCCATATACAAGAACGATCATAGGAATGTTTAGTTTAAAAAGTAAACTTCCTTTTAGTGGTTCAGTTAAAGATGAAATGTATAGGTTTACAAAACGATCTGGATATGATGTAGCAACTCAAGGCCATTTAACATTGGCTAAGAAAAACTTTGCAAAGTATATTGCACATGGTATGGAACCCATAGAAGCATATCAAAAAGCATTTCCAAACACCAAAAGTATAGACCATGCAGAGAAAAGATCAACACTACTACTTAAAAACAAAACAGTGAGGCAAGCAGTGGATAAAGAAATAGAAAACTTAATGTCAGAGGTAGGTATTACAAAAAGATACTTACTAGAGAGCACCAAAGACGTTGTAGACAAAGCAGATGCAAAAGACAATGATAAGCTTAGAGCCTTGGAGACACTGATGAAAATATCTGGCTTGTTGTCTACGGAAAAGAAAGTAGACTCTGTGGCACTGATACAAGAGTTCTCTGGATTTAGCAGAGATAAACTCAAAGCATTTGAACAGGGTATATTGCCAGAAACAAAGAAACAATTATCTGAATGAGTTTTAATATTACCCCACCTCCATCAGAGATGGATAAGCGAGATGAGGTACTAGCAAAAGCATATAAAAACCTTATCTACTTTGGCAGGGCCTTTCTTCCTAATGACTTCTTAAAGAAATCAGAATCAGCACCCTTTCATTACGAAATGGGTCAGAAGATGATAGATACAAGACCCGGAGCTAGGATATGCAATATTATACCAAGAGGTCATGGTAAGTCTGTAGTAGCCAAAGCCGCTATCATGCATAAGCTTTGCTTTGCGGCTGATGACCAGCAACATTTTATTGCATGGGTATCAGAAGAACAGTCACAGGCTATAGATCATCTAAAGTATATCCGCTCTCACTTTGAAAACAACAAAATGATACGATACTACTTTGGCAATATGGATGGTGGTAGTGTAGGTAAACGCTGGACAGAAAAAGATTTAGTTACACCCAAAGGTGACAGGGTAATATCCAAAGGCACATCACAAAGGCTTAGAGGTAGAGCAGAGGTAGATGTACGATATACTGGCATTGTTCTTGATGACTTTGAATCAGAACTAAACACAAAAACGCCAGAAAGGCGTGCAGACATCAAGAAATGGATTGTATCCACAGTGTACCCTGCCTTAGAAGAAACACCGGGCAAGGAGGGCTGGATATGGCTTTCTGGGACTATTGTACATTATGACTCTTACCTGCAAATGACGTATGATGGTTGGAAAAAGGCACAAGAGGACAAAAGGACATATCCTTGGGATGTAAACTTTTATAGAGCTATAGAAGATGGCAGACCCTTATGGGAATCTCAATTTAGCAAAGAAAAACTAGATGCAAAGAAAAGAGAGTTTATTGAAGCTGGTTTAGTTAATAAGTTTGCTCAGGAGTACATGAATGATGCTAGAGACGTTACCAGTGCATCGTTTAAGATAGACAGAATACAATACTACAATGGAAGAGTTGAATGTAAAAATAAATTTAACTACCTTATAGACGGTGAAGATGCGATACCGATCAACATATACATGGGTGTTGACCTTGCGGCAACAGCTTCAGAAACTTCTGACTATCAAGTCATACTGGTCATGGGCATTGATTCCAGCAATAATCGGTATGTATTGGAGTATTTTCGTGAGCGTATACCAACATTCGATGTTCCGAAGGAGATTATTAGACTTGCAAACAAGTATACTCCAGTACGCAGAGTTACGATTGAGACAGTTGCGGCACAGGAGATGGTTCGGGATATGGTTACACGGCTTTCCGCACAAGAGAAGAGACTTCTTCCGGGTATATTTAAGGGAGTTAAGCCTCCGTCTAGAATCAAAAAACAAGATAGGTTGGAAACTACCCTTGGCCCTATTGTCAATTCTAAGAAACTGTATATACAAAGAGAGATGACAGAGCTAGTAGATGAGTTCTTTGAACATCCCAAACCTAGAAATGACGATGTTATGGATGCTTTATACTATGCAGACTACTTTGCAAGAGCCCCAAAGAGTAGCAGGGCTAAACTAGAATCTATTGAAAACGTTGATAATCATCCTATACGCAAGATACAAAACAAAGCATACAACTGGATGACAGGTTCTAGACTTTAAATGTTGCACTATTACATTGTTTGTTGTTAACATAAGATAGCTAAATACACACATGCCAAGGTACTCAACAAGATCAAAGAAAAGATTAGCAACTTGTGACGAAAGGTTGCAGAAGGTGTTTAATGAAGTAATTAAGCACGTAGACTGCTCTATACTGGAAGGTCACAGAAGTAAGGAGAGGCAAAATAAACTATATGATGAAAAACGTACTAAGGTTAGGTATCCTAATGGTAGGCATAATTCTAGCCCTTCTAAAGCCGTTGACGTTACCCCTTATCCTGTGGATTGGGAGGACAGGGAACGACAAACCCTCTTTGCTGGGTTCGTTATTGGCATTGGTAGGAGCATGGGCTATAAGATAAGATGGGGTGGAAACTGGGACATGTATGAAGAGAAAGGTAGATGGGAAGTCAAAGACAATCGCTTTGACGACTTTCCACATTTTGAGATTAAAGAATAATGCCCGGCACTACAGATACAGTAAAAACAATTTTAACACCCGGTGAATTTGTTATTCGCAAAGAAGCCGTAGACATGATAGGAGTTCCTATGTTGAACATGATAAACAATATGCCAGAAAAGGGTGGGCACTCTAATATCGACAAGCTCATCGAAATGGCAACAACAGCAAATATGAAAGGTATGTATGGTGGTGGCATGGTAAAAGCTGGGCCTAAACCTATGGGTCATGGAGGTATGGTAGATGCATATCGTGGTGGTGGTATGGTTATGGATCAGTATGGTCACGGTGGTATGGTAAAAAACAAAATGATGAGCTATGGTCATGGTGGTATGGTCAAAGATAAGATGATGATGATGGAAAAAGGTGGACAGTTAAAGCCAGTACCAGAAGACAATCCCGGTTTAGGTAAGTTACCAGAAAAGGTAAGAAACCGTATGGGTTATATGCAGATGGGTGGCATGGTAGATGATTCACTCATGGGTATGATGGGTGGTGGAATGGCCATGAAGAAAAACATGATGGGTATGCAAGATGGTGGTTCAGTAATGTTGCCACCTCAACCTAGAGACCCATTACAGATTGGTGCTAGACAAGCAGACCCTTCTATGTATGAAGGCAGTACATTAGGTGCTATGAGAGATCAAGCTATGATGCTAGAAGACAGCATACAGCAAGATACTGTAAACAGAGCCAGAAAAACACTACAGCTAATGAAGCTAAAGGGCTTATTGAAAGGTGGGGAGTCTTTAGATTACCAAGAACCAAAGATGGAACAGGATGCAGGTAAAGAAATGACAAGACAAATGTTACAGAGAATGATAATGATGAGAGGCATGCCCTTTTAACGTATGGAACAAGACCCAAGAGCATTATATAACGATGAACTGTACCGACAGTGGCGTGATTCACGTTCTGACTGGGACACAGAAGCTCGTAAAGATATTGACTTCTACCTTGGTAATCACTTTACTGCGGATGAGTCTGACGAACTAGCATCAAGAAACCAAGCGGATATACCTATGGATCGTGTATCTGCGGCTATAGAAAAGTTTAAAGCTGTGTTGACATCACGTCCTCCAGCATTTACATTGACTCCAAGAGAAGACTCAGACGTGCAGGTCGCTACTCTATGGAGAACAATCATGGGTTACGTGTGGCAAAACTCTGATGGTGACTGGCAAATGAAACAGGCTATACAGGATTATGCTACCACAGGAATGGGTTATCTATATGCGTATATAGATTCCGAGTCAGATTTTGGTAGAGGTGACGTTAAGTTTACCTATGTCGATCCGTTTAGAGTATATGCTTCTCCTAGCTCTCGTGATCGTTGGTTTAGCGATTCTGATGGTATTATCCTTTCCACCATCTTAACAGGTGAGCAAGCCGTCAACCTCTACCCAGAATTAGGAGACAGGGTTGATCCAGAAACAGGAGAGACCATACCCGGAATCATTAACGACATATCTGG